GACCGACAGCTCCGAGACGTTGGCGCGCAGCACGGTGCGCAGCACGTAGCCGCCCTCGGGCGCGGCCTCGCTGGGCACCCAGGCGATGTCGTCCTGGATCGCCTGGAAGCGGAAGCTCATCTGGTTGATGTCGCCGCGCTCCATCGAGACGCGCAGGTCGCGCGCCCAGCTGGTGTCGGGCGGGTAGCCCGTGGCGGTAACTCCAGCGCCGTCGTCGGTGGCGTCGAGCGTGCCGGCGCTCTGGCGGCCGATCACCATGGCGGTGCTGTGGTCGAAGAGCATGCGCAGGTCCGGGTCGAGCTCGACGGAGCCCGGCGCGAAGACCTCGCGCCAGCCGCCCAGGTCCTCGCTCACGGCGCCGTAGACGATGGCCCGCGCCTGGATGCGATCGGGCGCCTCGGCAGCGGCGGCCAGGAAGCGCAGCTCGGCCGGGCGCGTCCGCAGCTCGGTGCTCATGGTGGCCCCTCCTCCCTGGCCGGCGATTGCGGCTCTATGCTGAGCAGGCGGTCACGCCTGCCCACGAACTCGTCAACCAGGAGCTGCGGGGAGATGACGATGCCCAGGTGCGCCGCCGACTCGCAGACCGGCGCCACCACGCGGTAGGCGAACGCCTCGGTGTCGGTCGCCGGCCGGCCGCGGCGCTCGTCCTCGACGGCGCGCCTGCCGATCAGCTCGCCGGCGTTGCGCACCATGGCGGCGACGGCCCAGCGCGCGTTCTCGCCCGCCAGGCGGTTGCGCGCGGCCTCGTCTTCGGGCGGCGCCGTCGCCGGGGCGATCTCTTGCGCCTTGGCCTTGTCGGGCGCCGGCTCGAGCGGCGGCGCCGCCAGCGGCGAGCCGGCCGGCGCCGTGTTCAGCGGCAGGCGGTGGTCGTCGCCGCCCTCGTAGGGGTTCCAGTCCTCGAAGGCGCGCGCCTCGTTGGGCGCCAGCACGCCGCACAAGATGAGGATCGAGTAGCCGGTCGAGCGGGTGGCGAAGTCGCCGCGCAGCAGGCCGTCGATGTTGAACTTGGTGAAGTAGCCCTGGGCGATCTCGCTCGGCAAAAAGAGACGCTGAGCGATGACCGCCTCCTTGTCGACGGCAAGCGGCGTCAGGGTGTGCTGGCCGAACCAGATGCCGGCCTGCTCGGCGTTTGAGTAGGTGCCGTGCGTCCAGTCCTGCAGGAGCGGCAGCGGCACGCGAAAGAGCCGGCAGCACTGCTCGAGCAGCCAGCGCTGCTCCTCGACGATCTCGGCGTCCTTTAGGCTCATCGCGTTCTGCATGAGCTTCAGGCCGCGGTCGAAGATACGCAGCTCGCCGGCGGTGAGCACGCCGGAAGATCCCTTGAGCTGCTCCTTCAAGGCGGTGTAATCCTCCTCTGTTAAGTCCTGGTCTGTGGCCAGGTAGCCCGGGAAGTGGGTGCCGTTTGCGAGAAAGCGGGCGAAGAACTGCTCGGCGGCGATGTCCAGGCCGATCGTGTCGCGGGCCAGGTTGACGATCGAGCGGCCCCAGTAGGGGTTGCGCAGGATCTGGCCCTTGAAGTGGAGCACTTCGCGGGCCGGGTAGACGCCCGAGGGCACCATCACGTCGCCGCCGTAGGCGTAGGCCAGTCCCTCGGTCGTGGTGCGCATCGTCGGCAGGGCGCCGGTCATCGGCCAGATCTCGGCAGGCCGGCCGTCAGGGCCGAAGATGACGCGGGCAAAGGCGTTGCCGGTGAGGTCCTCCTGCAGCTGCTCCCAGCGCCAGAACTGGGGCGCGGTGAGCACCGGGTTGGGCGCCACCTGCAGGAGCTGGTAGACCGGGTGGTCGTCGCGCTCGACGCGGTCGCGTCCCACGCGCTGGCGCACCTTGAAGGGCAGGCTGGCAAAGGAGCCGGCGCGCACCTGGCAGCAGCCCAGCACGGCGACGCTGGACAGCGCCGTCTCGTCGTTGACCGAGAAGCCCGAGGCGGTCTGCGCGTAGACCGCCAGGGCGCGGTACAGCTCGCTGGACTCGTCGAGCGCGCGCTTGTGCGGGCGGGCGCCGAACAGGCGCAGCGGGTTCAGGTTCACGGGCACCTCACCTCGAGCCGATCGACTGGCACCAAGGATGAGAGGGCCGTCACGCCTCAGAACAGGCGGATTACTCCGGACTCTGCAGAGGCCGTCCCTGCTATACTGCTCGTGTGAAGGAGGCCGCGAGCATCCTGGCTGGGAAGACCGTACGGTTGGAGATCAGGATTGTTCTGCTCTCCTGCGTGGTGCTTGCCTGCGCTTCGCTCATTGCCAATATGCTGATTCTTTCCGTGGCGCTGGCATAACGTGGTAAGAATAATATCAGGATTACAATGTGCGGCCATAGGCGCCGGATTTGCTTGGTTGATAGATTGGCACTTTGGTTCTGGTGCAACTTTCGGCCGTGAGCTGAGTCTGGTTTTGTGTGCGACGTTTGTGGCAAGCCTGAACGTCGTGAGATGGGTTGTGACTGGGTCTACACATAAACGTGGTGGACTCGTGCCTAGACTCGCTCTCACTTTGCTTCTCGTCTCATGGTCTGTCCAGATTGCTCTGAGCCATTGAGCGACCCATGGGCGGGAGAGCCGCTGACGCCTGGTCAGCAAATGTTCTTCTGCATTCTCCACAGAGACGCTTCGTGGCTTCGCTGTGTGGTCTCCTCCGAGGGCACTGGGCCATGAGAAGGGCGCCTATGCGCTCTCGATGCTCGGGTGGCCGTGTGAAGAGTGGCTCGGCGTGCGGTCTGCTGCTGATACTGTGATGCGATAGTCGCGGTCTGCTGGAGGGGGCGTCATGGTGAACATTGGACTTCCCGAGATTCTCATTCTGCTCGTGATCCTGCTTGTAGATGTTGGATTCGGCTGGTGGTGCTACCGGATATGGGGAGCGAAGGGAAGGTCGCCTTGGGGTGGCTTTGCCCTGGGCCTTATCGCGTCGATCTTCGCTTCCGTGGTCGGCGGAGGCATCGCTGTGGGGATTAGCTACGCTCTTCGAAGGCGCGAGATGCCGCCGACTTCTCCACCTTCGGGCTACGTGACGTCGCCACCGCCGCCTTATCCGCCTCCGCCCCCTGGCCAATAACCGCGTCGTCCGGCCGTCACGCGCCAAGCGGGATGCTCCAGACTCCCTTGGTGTGGGCGAACGACGGCGCAAAGGCATTGGCCTCGCTCTCGGCCAGGTAGACGGCCATGGCGAGCGCCACGGCGGCGTCGATTTTGGCGTCGTCGGTGACCTTCGTCAGGCGCCAGCCGTAGGGTGTCGCTTTGACGCCGGCGCTCAGCGCCTGGTCGCGTAGCGTCGGCGCGCCGCCGTGCGACAGCCGCCCCTCTTGGAGCACGTCGAACAGGGTCATCGCCGCGCTGCTCATGCGCTTGTTCTCCTGCGGGAACTCCTCGATCGGCAGCCGGAAGTCGTGCTCCAAGCGCAGCATCGAACGCGTGAAGTAGTTAGGGTCGCAGGCCACCCGCACGACGTTCAGCTCGGCGCACAGCTCGACGATCTTGGCCTCGACCGCCTCGTGGTCGACGTGGCCCATGGCGCCGTCTTTGCGCCAGACGTGCGCCACCACGTTGTGCCGGCCGGCCGGCGTGCGCTGATCGACCACCAGGGCGGTCGTGTCGCGCGTCCAGGAGGCGTCGAGCGCCAGCATGGTCGGCAGGTCCGGGTCGAGCGCCGGCGGCGCGCCGCAGGCGTCCCACAGGGTCGCCGGGTAGGCGCGGCTCGTGCCGCTCGAGGGGAAGCGGTTGAGGTGCAGGCGCTCAAAGACCGGGAAGGGCAGCGTGCGGTACTGGTCGCGCAGCATGGCGAGCGTGACCCAGCGGGCCGGGTTGGCGCGGCGCCAGACCTTCGGGTCGCTGCCGTCCTCGCCGTCTGAGGCGCCGCACCAGTAGACGTAGGCGCGCGGGTCGCGCGGCGCCGTCTTGAGCAGCTCCCAGAGCGGCCCCTTGCGCTCCGGGCCGGCGGTTGAGATCGTGATGAGCAGCCCCTCCTGCTCGCCCACCATGCCGGACAGCATGGCTTCGCGCATCGAGGCGTCGCGGTGGACGTGGTACTCGTCGATGATGACCGCCTTGGGGTGGAAGCCCTGCGCGGTGTCGGCATCCCAGGGCAACACGCGAAACAGAGCGCCCGTCTCTTGAATCTCCAGGACCGAGCGGTAGACGCGCGTGGTGGCCCGCAGGAGCGGGTCGGCGAACACCATGCGCTTGGCCTTGTCGAAGACGATGCCGGCCTGCTGCTTGGTGGTGGCGACGACGTAGTACTCGCCCTCGAAGGTGGGCTCGGTGTACATGAGCGCCAGGCCCAGGCCGGCGGCGACCTGGCTCTTGCCGCCCCAGCGCGGCAGCCCGATCAGCGCCTCGCGGTAGACGCGCCGGCCGCGGCGGTCGAGCGTGCCGAAGACCGGCTCGATGATCTCCCGGCGCTGCCAGGGCTGCGGCTTGAAGGGCTGCCCGGCCCAGCGCCCGCCGGTCAGGCGCAGGTGCTCGGTCATGAAGAGCTCGACCAGGCGGGCCGACTGGCTGCCGTCGAGCTGGAGCTCGCGCACGGTGCGCCGGCCCATCCTTTAGCCCTTCCCCACGAGACGACTGACGAGCCGCTCGCGCAGGTCGAAGACGAGGCTCTGCCCAGCGATCTCCATGAGGCCCAGATGGACACGCGACAGCGGGCTTAGGCCCAGCACGTCGGAGAGCTGGCGAATCGTCGCGGCGGCGTCCTTTTGGACCTTCAGCATCGGGTTGGCCACGGGCACGCCGGCGGCGCCCTTCACCAGGACGCCGTAGCGGTGGATATTGGCCGAGGCCACGGCGTGGACGTAGACCGCCTCGCACCACACCTTGAGCTGCACGAGGTCGACCTCGCGCAGGTGGCGGTTTCCGCCCATCTCGGCCACGGCCACCCGCCAGACGTCGTGGACCAGGGCCGGCAGGTCGGCCGGCGGCTCGATCGAGCCGGCCGGCGCGGCGATCGGTGCCGGCGCGGGCACGACGGCCACGCCGGCCCCGGCCCCGTGGTTGCCCGTGCCACGCCGTGGGCGCTTCGGGTCGGCCGGTCTACCCTTGGCCATGGCGGCGGCGCTCGGCGTCGGCGCGCCCAAGGAAATCAAGGCCGGCGGCGCCGTCCGCCGGCGGCAGCTCGGGCAGCTCAGGCCGATGTAGCGGCGGGCGCTCCCACGACGGCTCCCAGGTGGCGAGCCTCTCGTCTTGCGGGTCGAAGGCCACAAAGCCGCGCTCGGCGTCGGCCAGCACGCCGGCGAGCAGCCGCAGGCCCAGCGGAAACAGGTGCTCGCGCCAGGCGTCGGCCGGCTCGATGCCGGCGGGCAGCAGCACGTAGTCCTGAGAGGCCAGCGGGCCGGCGTCGACGCGGTCGGTCAGGTGGTAGACCGAGCCGCCCAGGACGCGCTCGCCTAAGTAGAGCGCCCAGCGGATGGCGTCGCGGCCACGATGGAGCGGCAGCAGGGACGGGTGGTAGCCGATCGCCAGGCGCGCCTGGGCGCGCGTGCGCCGGCCGACGAAGGCGTGCGAGTGGGCAGCGATGATGGTGCCGGACGGAACATCGTCTGGGGTCAGGTCGCAGCTCTCCACCCAGGGCACATAGAGGCGCTCGGCGGCGGCGCGTAGCCGATCGTGCCGGGCGCCCTCGACGCCCCAGCCGGCGTGCAGGTGGACGTAGGGCTCGGCGAAGGCGGGCGAGCAGGCGCCCACCAGCTCGTGGCCGAGCTCGACCACGAGCTCGGCCACGGCGGCGCCGAAGGCCTTCTGCCCGGTGACGTAGACGCGCAGGCTCATGCCGACTCCCTCTCACCGATGTAGCGGAACCCTTGGACGGCCCGGAAGTGGCCGCCGTAGCCGGAGGTGATCAGGCTGCCGGCCTGGACCATGTGCGCCCGGCTGCGCGCCTTGTTGGCGCCGTGCAGGGTGGCCGATACCTGCGCCCAGCGCCGGTCGCGCCGCAGGGCGGCGCAGAGCTGCGGGTGGCTCGTATGAAAGCAGGTGGTCATGTGCTTGCCGGGCTGCACGCCCTCGCCGTCGAGCTGCTTCTGACAGCAGTGGTTCAAGAAGCGCATGCCGATGCCGGCGCCCTGCCACTCGGGCAGCGTCACCAATCGACAGGCGCGCGCCTCAACGGCCACGACCGACCCGACCGAGACGTTGCGCGTGCTCATGCCCAAGTGGGCGACCGGCTCGCCCGAGATGAAGGCCACGTAGCAGCGCCCGCCCGGCATCGGGCCGGCGTCTAGATAGTGATGCGGCTTGAAGTACGGCCATAGCTCCCAGCCGCCCAGCCGGACCTCGACTTCGATAGCAGGGCGGCGATATCGAAGGCACCCCCTGGCGAGCTCATGGCGGGCGGTGTCATAGACCCAGTCCGGCTCCAGCCAGTCGAGTACGTCGTAGTGACAGGTGAGCAGCACGGCCTGGCCTGCGGTGCGCCGCCAGGCCTTGGCGAAGGCGCCGGCGCCGACCTTGGCGATCTGCCGGTCGACCACGCTGGTGAACTCGTCGATCACCACGCGCGCCGGCGCCTCGGCTAGGACGCGCGCCAGGTCTGCCCGGAAACGCTGCCCGGTCGAGAGCACGGCGTAGGGCCGCAGCCAGGCCGGCACGTCGCCCAGGCCGACCTGCGCCAGGGCACCGGTCACTGAGTCGAAGTCGCCCTCGGGGGCGATGCAGTCGACGATCGGCCGATCGGCCGGCCAGTCGTTCGGCTCGTAGAAGGCGCTGCCGCCCCAGAGCTCGCGGCCCAGCGTGCTCTTGCCCGAGCCGCTCGGCCCGACGATCACGCCGAGCTTCCAGTCCGGGTCGTCGGGGATGTCGGCCACCAGGTCGAAGCTCGCCCCGCTTTCGGCGTTGAACAGGCTCTTGACGCGGGCGGCGCGGTAGCTCGTGAAGTCTGCGCAGCTCTTGTGGACCTCGACACGCATCAGACGGTCACCACCCGGCAGGCGTAGCCCTCGCCGAGCAGGTGCTCGTAGACCGCGCGCTGCTCGGCCTCGTCTGAGCAGGTGACGATCACGCCGTATTGCTGCAGGTACGGGTCCTCGCCGCCCTGGGCAAAGCCGGCATCGACCGAGCCCGGTGCGCCGGCCAGGTCGCCGAAGCCCAGCACCGCCGGCTCGAAGCCGCCGGCCTCCAGCTCGACGAGCGCCTCTGAGAGCGCCACGTCGTTCCAGTCGGCTAGCTCGCCGGTGCGGTTGTCTGCGATCGCATAGGCGCGCGCCTTTGCGGCGTCCCACTCGTCGGGCACGACCGCCACCACGAGGGTGTCGAGCCCCAACGCCCGTGCCGCCTCCAGCGTGCCGTTGCCGGCGACCACGACCAGCTCGCCGCCGGCGCCGCGGGCGACCACCAGCGGCTTGCGCTGGCCGAACGTCTCCAGGCTGCGTCGGATGGCCTCGATGTTGCGCTCGCCGTGCGTGCGCACGTTGGCTGGGTCGGCGGTCAGCTCGCCGATCGGCACAGTCTCAACCTTAAGCATCAGCGCACCTCCGGGAAGTAGCGGTCGATCGCCACGCGCATGGCCTCGCCGGTCTTGGCGCAGCGCCAGGCAAACTCCACGCGCGCCTCGCGGCCCAGGCGCATAAAGGCGCCGGCGATGGAGCGCCCCTCGATGATGGCCTGCGCCACTTGGGAGTCGGTGTCGGCTGGCCACTGGAACGGCACCGTCAGCGGCGGCGCCTCGATGCCGACGAGCTCGAGGTCGGCCTGCGCGCGGCGGCGCGCGAGGTACGCCGCCTGCCGGCAGCGGGCCGAGCAGTACGACGGCGCCGGCCCGCGAGAGCGGCGCGGCGGAAGCGGTCCGTGGCAGTGGGTGCAGGTGAGAGAGACCATGGCCGCATCATGAGAAACCCGTCACGCCGTCGAGAGGCAGGCCGCTCGGCGGGGTTTAGACCGACTCGGACACCAACGGTCGCGGGTGCGGTCGGGCGGCCGTAAGATGGCCCGAACTCAAGCTAGCGAATGGTCTCGGGGGTTCAGTTGGCGCAGAGCAGTGCACGGCCAGAGACGACGCCGCCGCGCCTGCACTTCCGCGTTCCCCCCGACCCCTCCCATCTCCTGCGCGCCCGTGAGCGCATCCGCGACTACCTGCGCCAGTACTGCACCGACGAGCTACTGGTCAGTGACGTCGTGCTCTGCGTCGAAGAGGCGGCGGCCAACGCCGTGCGCCACAGCGGCAGCGAGCTCGATATCGAGCTGTCGCTGGGCTTCGAAGACGGTCGCCTGATCGCCAATGTCCGCGACCACGGCCGCGGCTTCGACATCGCCACCTTCGATCGTGACGCCGCGCCCGACCCCGAGAGCGACCACGGTCGCGGCCTGTTCATCATCGCCAAGTTCATGGACTCGCTCGAGCTGCGGCTGGACGGCGGGCTTGAGGTGCGCATGACGCGACGCGCCGCCTCGTGCGCGGAGCCTTTGCCCTTCGACAGCGCCCTCGGCGATGCACTCGACAACCGCGGCCGCCGCAACCCCCGCACGCGCGCCATGCTCGAGGAGATCGGCGAGGGCTTCTGCGCTCTGGACTGGGAGTACCGCTACGTCCACGTGAACGAAGCGATGCTGCGCCTCATCGGGAAGCCCCGCGACGAGGTCATCGGACAGGTGATTTGGGAGCTGGTGCCGGAGCTCAAGCGCAGCTCGGCGGCAGAGCAATACCGCGCG